GGACCGGTCGACTCGACCATGCCGCCGGCGCTGGTGTAGGCAGCGTCGAAGATCACCGGGACCGTGGCCGCGCCGATGACCGCCGACACGGCGAAGCCGGCAGCGACATCGAGGAACGGGGTCAGGTCTTCGGTGAACATGATGGCGACAGATGGCGACCGTTAGACGATCTTTGGACCGTAGTGGACCGAAGCAGCCACCACCGCGGGGCCGGTGACGATGGTGCCCACGCAACGCACATAGCCTTTGAGGTTGTTTTTGTTGACGGTGCGTTTCTGGATCTGCGTGGCAGCGCCAGCGGCATACGCGCCCTCATTGGGCGTGACAGCAGCTGCACCGGTGCCGCTGCCATCGCTGGCGGTCTCGATGGTCCAGGTAATGGAGCCTGTAAGGGCCCCCACCTGGTTGACGAACATCACATCGCCCTCGGCATCGGCAACCGACACCCAGCCGGAAGTGGCTGCGGCCGTGTTGGCTGCGCTTACCGGGCTCAGCAGCAGCTTGGAGCTCGCTGCCTGCGCTTCATTGTTGAACATGGTCTTTGTCCTTGGCCGCGGTTGTGGCGGCAGCGGGTTTGTTGTCTTTGGACGCAGGCGTGGGCGCAGCAGCCGGGATCGGCTCGCGCACCAGTTTGCCGGCGCTGATGAGTTCGCTGGCGGTGGCGGCATCGAGGTTGACGATCTCGCCAACTTCGATGCGCTGGCCGGCGATACAGAAGGCACGCACCACCCGCAACCGGCCCGGCCTTGCGCCATGTCGACCATTCTTGAGGTCATACGTGGCGCCGCTGACCAGTGGGCTGTTTTGGGCGGTAAGTGCCATGCTGCTTTTCTCCTGCGGTGCTTTGCCAGCGATCAGGTGATGCTGGTTGCCAGGGAGAACGCGGCTGCGTAGCGCAGACCCACGTCGACAGACACCATGGCGCGCACGCCAATGATGCCGGCCTGGAAGTTGGCATAAGGGTTGACCTCGATCTGCAGGACGCCCCACTCGCCAACCACCACCTGGGCCCAGTCGCCGAACAGCATGGACGCGGCCGACATCTGGTTGCTGGACATGGCGGCAAAACCGGCCATGGAACCATCCCACACATTGCCCTCCCACAGCGGTGATGCCGTGCTGGAGAACTTGACACGCTGCATCAGCAAGGCCGCGACGGCCGGCGTGGTGGCGTAACCACCAGCGACAGGCATCACGTTGCCGGTGGCCACGTCGGTCTGGAACTCCAGGATGCCGGCGTACGCGATCGACGTACCAGTGACCGAGCCGATGCCGCCGGTGTTGACGATGCCGGTGGGCTCGCCAGACGAACCGGAGCCGCGCAACACGCCAACGTCGAGCGCCAAGGCGCAGACGCTGCCCAGGTCGCTGGTGACCATGGCCTCAGCGTCCGGGCTCGATTGCAGCATCAGCTGGCGCGAGATCTCGGTGTAGGCGCCGACGGTCTTTGGCGACAGGCTGAGCTGGCCGAGGGTCTGCTGACTCTCGGTGGCGGTGCTGGCCTCGTTCGCCAGCCACACTGCAGTGGCTGCAGCCGTCTGACGCGGGATGGTGACGTTTCCGACCAGGCCGCTCATGCGGCGTGCGCCCATGCGATAGGCCACCGAGCGATTGCGCAGGATCTCGATGAACGACATGTTCTCCGTCGCCACCAGGTAGCCGCCGCCAGAGGCCGATGCGGCAGTCAGGTCGCGGCGGGCATACCCACCGGCAGCGCGGCGGCCATCGGCCGTCATCAGCGAGCCGTTCGCGGCTTGCATTTGGCGACCCTGGACTTCGAACGGCACGTAGAACTTGTTCGGATCCAGCACGACGTTCTGGCGCTTGGCAATCTCGCGCGAGCACTCCAGCTCGAAGCCGGCATTCGTCCAGTTCTTGTCGGCGCAGGCGCGGATGGCGGCCATCAGCGAATAGCGCTTTGTTTCCTGGCTGCTCAGATCGAGCTTGGCAGTGGACTGCGGATTTTGTGCGCTGCGCGATTCCTGAATGGCCAGCAGATCGTCGGAGATCTGGTCGATCGACATGCCCGAGCCGATGAAGTGGTCGCGCATGTTGTCGTCGATCTTCATGGCCTTGCACAGGTTCTCGATGCCGTGCTTGCGGGCCTTCTCCATATCCAGCGCGCTGGGGCCGCTGCGCGGTTGCGCATGACCGCCATGTTGCTGGGTGGCGGCGCGCTGCTGCGTGCTGCCGTCGTCCGCGTTTGTGCCCGCGGCGGCTTGGGTTGCTTCTGCCATGGTGGCTTTCTCCAGTGATGCCGCGGGGGCGGCGGGTTGTAAAACTTGTTTTGCGGCTGCAGGCTTTGCGCTGCGGCCCACGCCGACGGTGGCGTCGGCAGGTACGGTCACGAGGCTGTTTTCCAGCGGCTCGAAGTCGGTGACGATGTAGGTGGGTACGTCTTCGCCACGGCCCTCGAATGCGCCGACCATGCCGTCAAGAGCGCGGCGAAAGCCTTTGGCATCGCGCGTGGCACCGTGCTGCTCGAGCAGGCGCTCAAAGGTGGCGCCGTCGATCTCGCGCTCCACCTGGCGGCCATTCTTGCCGGTGCTTTTCTCGATGACGGTGTGGATCTGATAGCCGATGCTGGCCTTGGTCAGGATCTTGGACTCGACCAGGGCGATGGTGTCGCGGCCGGCCTGGGTGGCGCTGGTGATCCGGACCTTGCCGCGCAGGACGCCATCGGGGTCTGCGCGCACACTGTCCGGCACATGCACGCCGCGCAGATCGTTCCAGTCGTGGTTGTAGAGCAGCGGGGCGCCGTCGTTCAGGCGGCCAAGGCGGGCGCCCTTCACGTCCAGGACCTCGATGCCCCACCAGCGCTCATATGGCTCGGCACTGGCGAACGCCATGTCGACAGTGAGGTCGCCACCTTCGGCGGCGCGGGCAGTCTGCTGCAGGGAGATGGTACGGTGCAGGGTCATGGTGTCAGCCTCGTTTCATTTGCAGCACGCGGGCCGGCGGCGCTGCGTCCTGCTGCTGGGCGTTGGTGTCTTGCGCGTCGGCCTGGTCGGGTTGCGCCTGGTCTTGCGTCTGCTGCTGTTGCATGCCGTTGTTCTGCTGTCCAGGGACGACGGTGGTATCGACAGCGATGCCGGCCTCTTTGAGCATGTCCAGCTCGCGCTTGCGGGTCTTGACAACGTCCTCGATGTCCATGCCGCCGCCGGTTGCCGCGATCACGTCGGTGAGCGTGGTGAGGCCGGCCTTGATGGCCTCCTTGTAGGCGGCGACTTCCTTGGTGGGGTCGACCCAACTCCAGCCGCGCGGCTTGAACAAGACGGCAGCGAACTTTTCCGGATTCAGCGCATAGGCCGATGGGGATACCCCCTCGATGGCGCCAGCCAGCACTGCCTGCTGCAGCCAAACCTTGTGCAGCGGCATGCGGAATGCACGGATCCACCATTGCTGCATGGCCTTGTAGAGGTCACGGTCGTCGAGTAGTGCCAGGCGGGAGCTGGAGTAGTTTGACTGTGAATAGTCCTTCGAAAGACTCTCGTAGCTGGGTCCGCAGCCTGCGGCGATCTCGCGCAGCATTGCGCGCATGAACGGATCGAGCCCGGGGTTTGGGCGGTTCGGGGTGTGAAAATTCAGAGTCTCACCGGGGCGCAACTCCTGGATCGTCAGCGGCTCGATGTCCATCATCTGGCCGCCGATCGCCGCATTGGAGTCGCCCGGTGTCTGCTCCGTCGTTGGCAGCGGGTTCTCGCCCTCGCCCGTGGTGATGGTGGCGAAATAGGCCGCACTGGCGCGGGCTGCGTCTACCTCATACTGGGCATACTCGTTGAGCGAGTCCAGCTTGCGCACGGCAGTGTGCATCCATGGCACACCACGGGATTGCGGCCAGCGCTCGACCACGCGCAGATGGAATACGTCGGCAGCCGGCACGCGCTCGTATCGGTCGGTTGCGCCGGCATGGGCGCGCAGATCTCCAGGGTGCAGGGTTCGGATCCAGTAGGCGAGCGGACGGCCGAAGCTGTCGACCTCGACACCCATGCGGAATGCACTGCCCGCGGAAAGGCTGACGCTAGGGTCGACCAGCTCGGTGGCAAGGCGCTCGGCCTCGATCAGCTCCAGGCCGAGAGGAACGCGGCTATCGCCGAACGCGCGGTAATGCTTGCGGATGAAGATCTCGCCGGCCTCGAACACTTGGCCCATGGCCGCGCGCTCCAGGTCGCTGAAGTGCAGAACGCCACCGGTGTGGCAGGAGTCGGCAGCGCACCATTTGGCAAAGGCGGCTTCGATGGCGTCATTGACGCGATCGTTGCGGGCGTTGCGCACGGTCTCGACCTGGGCCTGCATGCCCACGCCGGTGCCGATGACGTTATTGACGATGATCAGCTGCGCGCGCTTTGCGTATGCGCTATCGCGGATCATCTGGCGCGAACGGGCGCGCAAGGCAGACAAGCTGCTGGATAGCTCGCTGTCTGCGCTGGTGTTTCCAGAGCTGCCGAATCCGCCCGTGGTACGGGTATTGCGAGCGCCGCCGTAGCTGCGAACAGCCACGCCAGGCTTGGTAGGCGCAAACCAGCGCGCAATGCGCTGGCGCAGGGATGGCTTGGCGGATGCGTTACGCACGGCCGAGCCTCACGAAAACCTTGGAGCGCAGGCCCTGGCCTGGCTGCTCGCGCTTGACATCTGCGGCGAGCTTGCTCTCCAGTGCCATCAGCTCGGTGATGCTGTAACGCTGCAGAGAGCGGCCGGCAATGGAATAGCTCAGCACGCCCTGGCTGGCGGTACCGCGCAGCACTGCGCGCACGTTGTCCAGACCGATCTGGGCGGCGCTGCGCAGATCGATCGCCGTGGTGGCAACGCGCGGATCCGGTTGCAGCGTGATCTTTCCGCTGCCGATGCTTATGCTCTGACCGGCGCCATCCTCGACGAACTGAACCCAAGTGCAGATGCCAGCGGTCCAGGTTGCCGTCACGGAAGCAGCAATAGTGGTTACATGGTCATCTCCGCTGGCCGTGCTGTTGATGGTGAACGCTGTTCCGGCGCCGTCATAGACGAACCGAGTCTTCAAAACCCAGCCGGCGGACGCCGGGTAGTCAGGCAGGCTGTCTGTCTGACTCCAGGTGTCTCCAACAACGAACTGGGTGATGTTCATAGGCCGCTAGGATCGCGGCTTGGGGCGGACGTTTTAACCCCCTATTTCGTCCGCCTGCGATGCTTTTCTTGAAATGAAAAGGCCACCCGGCGAAGGGTGGCCTTGGGCTCCTGCTGATTGCCATCAGCACCGGCAGGGGATGGGATTACGTTGTCAGCCCATAAGACCGGCACGCCTCACCAAACGGCAAGACCAGAATCTTCCCGGCCCTTGCGTCATCGGCCAGCGACTGAATCCACGTCAAAAAGTCGCTATTGAGCATTTCCAGCGACCCCGGCGACGACACGACCGAGCGATGGCAGGTAAGAATTCCCCACTCACCACGGTTCTTCACGTTCGTGAACACGTTGGTCACGCTTGCTGCGTTGTGGGTGCTGGTGATCTGCAATGACCCCTGCACGCAATACGGGTCCACATTTGCAGGCCGCGCCATGCTTTGCGAGCGCAGGAACCAATTGGCATCGGCCACGTTAGCGCCGCGCCGGATGGCCTTGATCCCGTTGGATTGATAGGCCGCAGTGACAAGCGCCTGCCGCGCCGCTGATACTGACGATAGGTAAGGGTTGGTGCCCTGATGCACCGCGTAGCCGATGCCTCGCGTCCATCCCTGCGCAGCGAGATAGGCATTGCCCGCAGCGATGTCCGCTGAAATGTCGGCCTGTGTCGGAAAGTCAGTGGCGTTTGCGTAGCCGTTGGTCTTTGTGCCATCGTAGCTGTGCAGGATCATTTCATGCCCGTTGGCATAGGCCGCATTCAACTGCGCCAGCGTCATCCGGCCAGCAATGCCGACGCGGTTGCCCTGAATCGCCATCGAACAGCGCAGGCCCTGCGCGTCCAGCATCGGCAAAATATAGTCCCACTGGCTCTGATACTCTCCATCAAGCACGATGGAAACGACCGGCTTGGCCCGCCCGTTGGCACGAATTGCGCCGACGTGTACGGTCTCACCAGCAACGGATGCAGGAACGCCGATGACGATGCGCACACGATAGACCGTATATGCATCAAGGTCCGTGGTGTTGGTGGGTGCGGAAGTGCCGCCAAATGACCATCCTGCCGTCGATGCGCCGGGGGCAAAACTCAGAACATGGGTGACACCGGCACGCATTTCCGTAGCATCAGCGCCTCGCAAACTTGCCCCGGTGCGCCATTGCCGCGTGCCTGTGGAGTCATCGAACAGCCAAAGCTGAAACGAATTGCTGGTGCCGGTAAATGCGCTCTGGTTGGAACTCCAGCGCAGCGGAATTTGCAGGCTCTGCATCTGCGCCAGCGCGACCGGCGCAGTAAACAGGAAGTCGGCAATAAATGTGCCGGTGCTTCCGAGTGTGCATTTGACCATTGGCAGGCCATCGCAAGGCACGGACGAATCCAGCGCGACCGCCTCCCCGCCACCGTTGGAACTGACCAGCGACAAAGCCCCGTTTGTGTTCCAGTCCACCAGCAGCGAGCCGGACACCTTCTTTGCCATGTAGTCGAACGGCAACGGATTCCCACCCCCATCCACCAAGGATGAACCGTCGGCGCTAAGCGTAGCTACGTAACGCCCTTGAACCTTAACAGGTCCTGAAAAGTTAGTTGAAGAGGTCATATCAAGCTCCGGTTACAACATAACTATCCACTGCCGAAGCACGGGGCACCAGGGTAAAGCGGGCATTCGCAGCCGTCGCTGCTACGCGCGTCACCGTTGTAGTTGCTCCATTCAGCAACGTACCACCGCCGCTGACAATACTCGTCGTGCCATTCGGGATGACATTACAAGTAAAGCCCGAGACAAGACCCGCCGGCACAGTGAGACTGATCGTAGCCGAACATTCGAGGGTCTTGCCGTTGTCAGCATTCGTGAGGGAGCGCGATGACGCTTCCACGGTCGTCGTGCCTGGCCCAAAAGCCACGCCCGAAGGAAATTTTGTTGCAACTGCAGTCATAATTACCCCACTTGAATGATGTTGAGAGATACACTACCGCTGGTGTAGGCCGAGATATTCAGCCGGATCGCGGTAGGCGGGACAGAGTAGCTGCCCTCGAAACTGGTTGTCTTGCCGGTGACTGTGTGATCGACGACACGGGCAGTCCAGAGATTGGAAGCACCCTTGACGACGGAGGTCACACCGCTGTTTGCCACCGTAACAGTGATGTTGTTTGCATCGACGACGCTGGCGACTGAGTAACCCTGGTTAAAGGGTGCCGCAGCATCCATCTGCACCCAGTCGCCCACGGATAGCTTGTGGCCCGTAAGCGTAATGGTGCCGGTTGTCGTGGTGCGAGAAGCACTCCACTCCTTCGTCGGCTCGTAGAGCGGATCGTAAGTATGCTGCACGCCCCAGGTGAGAGAGGCTCCACTGGAGATCTCCCCTGCGAAAGCCACGCCGAAGTTTCCTTGCGGCATTCGGTTGATGTTAAACCACGGAGAGAAACCCGCGGCACTGAGTGTAACTGACTGTGGACGCATGTTGCCCTCCGAAGTTTAATGAAGGTACGCGCGGATTATATGGTGGTAATCCGCGCGCACTAACCGACGAACCTATTACGGTCCGTTGCTACCATAGATGCCACGGGGGTCGGTACAGCCCACGCTGAAGCGCATGTAGCTGGCGGCCTTCGCGTTCTTGGTGTCGAAGTCGTTGTCCTGATCGAACATCGGCTCGTCGCGCCAGAAGAACGTCATACCTTCCGGGCAGTTGGTTCGGATGAACCAGGGGTGCGCCGAGGTGAAGTAGTGGTTCATCTTGATCCCTTCGGGGAACGCGTTCGTCGCCTTGAGGACGTTGATCGCGTTGTTCGCAGTGTCGTTTTGCAACACCGAGCCCAGAATGCGATTCGCGTTGAACCATTCCTGACGGGACACGTGCAGTGAACGGGGCATCAGGTTGATCAGCTGACCCGTATCGTTCTGCGCGCCCATGATCTGGATGGTAAGATCTTCCAGGGCAGTCTCGGACAGATCGGCCGCCGGGGACAGGGCATTGCTGTACGTACCGCCGGTCGCGTTGACGTGGGCAGTGGAGCACAGCGCAGCGCCGTCGCCAGTGGTGAAGCTAGTCGTGACGAAGGCCGTGTTGTACGGGATCGCCGCCACCAGTTCCGTGGTCTGCCGCATGGAGAAGGCGTTGGCGCGGGCACGCCGCGTCGCCACTTCCTTGTACAGATTGTCGCGCAGCTCTTCGAACGTCACGATGTAGCCCAGCGCGTACGCGACGTGGGTGTAGGTTGTCACCACACCTTGCGTCTCGCCGTCGTAGGTCACCGGAGCGCCCTGGCCCTTCACGACCGCGTTGTTGAAGGGAGTGACTTGCACGCCCTGTTCATACGCCTTGTCGGACGAACGAACGTCGTAGAGGTCTCGGTACTCCTCCGCGTGCTCGTCGTAGGTCTGGCCCCAGATCGTGAAGATTCCGGGCCACAGCAGTTTCGGGTGCGAGCCTGTGTTGATTACGCCACCTGGCATGATTGTTCCCCTTTAGACGCCAGCTGCGCCGGTGCCGTGTGCAAGTTCATGCACGTTGATCTGAACCAGGTGCTTGGCGTAGGCGCCAAACTCGTTTCCTGGGCGTTGCACCAGCCCCATCAGCCGAAGCTGCAGGGTGGCGGTGGTGGCAGGAGTCGCGCCGGTAGCCGAGCGCACTTGCCATCCGCTCACGAAGCCGTTGCCAGCACCGAGCAGGGAGATCTGGTTGAGGCCGATTTCGGTCGCAGCGAGTGCGGTGCCGTTCGACTCTTCCTGGATCTCGAACAAGACGTTCGGATCATCCACGACCATCGCGTACCAGACGGAAGGATCGCTCGCCGGCCGGTAGGTGATGTCGAGGTTCGACTGATTGACCATCGCGGTCCGGTGCTTGCCCAGTCCAACGATGACGCCGCGGAGGGCACCCGAGCCTGCGCCGAGCGCAATGCCAGGGATGCCGTTTGCATCAGCCGTTCCGCTCGAGATGACCGGGTCGCCGATGTAGAGCGCGGTGCCGTAGCTTGCCGCGATCGAGTAAAGCCGTGCCTGGCCATTCCAAGGCGCACCGTTGAGGTACGAGTGTGGAACGAAGCCAGCCGGACGATTCGTGTTTGCCATGAGAATCTCCGTAAGTTACGGTCAGCGAACGCCGACCTTGCGTTTGAAAAAATCCGGGATCTTGGTCCGGGTGCGATCCACGTAGCGATTGGAGCTGTCGCCCCCGCCCGAGTCCTGCGTACCGCCAAGAAGAGAGTCGACAACCGTTTGGTTCCGCTCTTCCACCAGTTTCTGATCTTCCTCGTACCACTCTTGCTTGATTTTCATCAGGATCAACCGCACAGGCTGTCCGTCATGACCTAACTCAGAATTTCCAACCACCGTAACTCGGGTGCCCAGGTCCGTATTGCCAGTGCGAGTGGAGATACCACCCAGGCCGGCATCGGGGACGCTGGTTTCCCCTTCTTCAACAAACTCGTATCCGCCCGTCAAGGCGCGTTCGACCCGCCCCTTGTCGCTCAGGAACCAATGGAGATGGTAGCCCGGAATGTCCGGGACAGCCAGACGCTGGACTGGCACACTCATCGGAATGCGCTTACGTTCAGAACCGCTCGAACGGTTCGCTGGGCTCAAAGGTGCGAGTGCCATGATCAATTTTCCTGGAAGTAAAGTTCAGCGTAACGAGTACGCCATTCATCTGCTGTTTTGAAGCGCTTGCCGGGTCCGACGAATTGCTTGGCATCGGCGTCACAGGCGGCGCGGGCATCAGCAGGAAGGGAGGCAAAGCCCTTCTTCCCTGTCGTGCGGCGAGTTCCACCCTCCGCTTCTCCGCCAGAGCGAGCGCCTTCAACCTTGGAGCCCGAGGAGAATTCCCCGAAGGTTGCTTCAACCTCCTCGCGAATCTTCTCGTAGAAAGCCACGCCCGTCAGCTCTGTGCCGGACTCGCGCATTTCCTGGGCGATGCCGAGGGCAAGGGAAGTCCGGCGGCGGTCGGTGCCGAACCAGGGGTTGGCGGCATTCCACGCCTTGAGATCTTCAGGGACTGCCAGGGCGGCCGGCTTCGGCTCTTCCTTCGCAGCCTCCTTCTTCTTCGGCAGGGGCTCTTCCGAGGCGGCCTTCAAGTCGATCATCAACCCAGTGATTTCCGCCACTGCTTCGTGATCACCTTCTTCACTAGCCGCCTTCAGCCGAAGCTTGAGGTCTTCGCGGGCACGTTCCACAGCCTTCTGCGTCTCCACCGAATGCCGCTCGTTGATTTCTTCCAGCGCCGCATTGGCCTTTTCCAGGGCCTCGCGGGTCTTGGCGCTCTCCGCCCGCAGGCCATCGAGTTCCTGCTGCAATTTCTGGTTGTTCGCCCGGACGATTGGGAGAACTTGTTCGCCACGCGCGAGGTACTCCTCCGCATCAACGAAGCGTTCCGGCTCGCCCTTGAAGCGAGTGGGGGGAATCCAGCCCATCTGCTCAGCCTTCCGCTGAACTTCCGGAGTTGCTGCGCTTTCGATTGCGATTGGATCAGGCATTTCCGCCTCCTTCGTCCACGATTGCGCAGAAGATGTCGCGGTCATTGACCAGGCGGTACATCTTGCCGTCCGCAGTGCCCTTGACCAGGGTGCCGGCGAACTTCGTCACCATGACATGCTCGCCAACGGCAGCCCGCGGGGAGCCTTCGTCAAACCAGGCATGCGGGCCAATGGCAATCACCGTAGCGCGCACGTCCACCATGTCCATCCGGCCCTTGACCGAGTCGGGAAGCTCAATCAACGCGCCTTTGCGCTCCGGTTCGTAGGATTGAATCAGCACCGCGACCCCTCGCGGCTCCAGTCCACTCGTATTTTCACTCATTTTCGATCTCCGTCACATACTGCTCGTAGGAAAAGTCCGTTACAAAGGCGTATCCTTTGCACGTGCCCAGGTTACCTACATTCACCAGGGCTGTTTTTCTGTCATCATAGTCGGTGAATGAGCCGCCTTCCCAGTCCTGACGCAGTGCTTCCCGCTTTTTGTGCAGGATTTCCACCAGCGCGACCGTGCCAGGGTGACTCCACCACTCCTGGAATTCAGCCTCTGTCAGGGCGCGATCACTCATGCCGAAGCTCCTTCTTTACTCGCCTGTTTCATGCCCACGATATGCTGAGATTGGATGCGCGCGGCCTCCAAAAGGGCATTGACGTGGGCAGTTATCCGTTCGTTTTCGTGCTTTGCCGCGGCGATCTGCGCGTTCACCATCGCCACCTGAGCGTAGGCTTCTTCGCTTTGTGCGTTTGCTGCGTGCTCGGCGGCCTGCGCCTGCAGTTGCACCATCTTCGCGTTGTTGAGCTGCTGTTCCGTCTGCAACTTCGCAATGAGTTCCTGCGTGTCGAACTGGAGCTGCATCTGCAGCCGGCTCGTAGCGCCCTGCTCTTTCATTTCCTGCAGCGCAACCTTCGGGTCCTTCGGCGGCGGCATGCCCTCGGTCCCTGTAAAGATCGACTGGACATCCGGCACGCGCA